GACCTGCGACGGAATAGGATCCAGAAGCCCGGTTAGATATCGCCCATAGGCGCTCTTCCCATATTGCTTGGCGAGGCATTCGAGCTGATCGGCGTCGATAAAGTTCTGGCGATAGGCAATCTCCTCAGGGCAGGAAATCTTGAACCCTTGTCGGCGTTCAAGCGTCGATACGAATTCGGATGCTTCAAGGAGGCTGTCGGGCGTGCCGGTGTCGAGCCAGGCATAACCGCGCCCCATCATCTCGACATGGAGCTTCCCGCGATCGAGATAAGCCCGGTTGACGTCGGTGATCTCCAGTTCGCCTCTGGCAGACGGCCTCAGGTTGGCCGCAATGTCGATGACGTCCTTGTCATAGAAATAGAGGCCCGTGACGGCCCAGCTGGAGCGGGGGTGTTCCGGTTTCTCTTCGATCGAAGCTGCCTTCATCTGCTTGTCGAACTCGACCACCCCGTAACGCTGCGGGTCGTTGACGTGATAAGCAAAAACCGTGGCGCCGCTCTCGCGCGCCATGGCGCTTTTGAAGAGGTCGGTGATGCCATGGCCGAAGAAGATATTGTCGCCCAGGACCAGACAGGACGAATTGGAGCCGATGAAGTCGGCCCCGATAATATAGGCTTGCGCAAGACCGTCAGGAGAGGGCTGTTCCGCATAGGATAACGAGAGGCCCCATTTGGAGCCGTCGCCCAAAAGCTGCTGGAAATTCGGTATGTCCTTTGGCGTCGATATGATCAGAATGTCGCGGATCCCCGCGAGCATCAGCGTCGACAGCGGATAATAGATCATCGGCTTATCATAGATCGGCATGAGCTGTTTCGACAGCACCTGCGTCATCGGGTGTAGCCGCGTGCCGCTGCCGCCGGCGAGAATAATCCCCTTCATCCACTCACCTCCCGTATTTTCTGTCTTCAAGGTCAACCGGCTGCAGAACGCGCCTGACGACGTTTGCCGCCGAACTCCGCCAATCGGGCATGACGATGCCGTGGCGCCTGTACAATTTCGAGCAGTCCAGTTGTGAATTGGCCGGTCGCCGAGCCGGCGTCGGATAGGCGCTGGTGGGGATGCGGACGACCCTTGCCGAAGGCCCGCCATTCGCACCCGAAATTCTGAAGATCTCGTCTGCGAAATCCGCCCAAGTCGCCGCGCCCGTCCCCGCCATATGAAAGACGCCGCGCAAGGCGGGATTGTTCGAAGCCAGCAGGTTTTGCCCGACCACCATGATGGCTCCGGCGATATCGGTTGCCGAGGTCGGGTTACCGATCTGATCGTCGACGACCTGCACCTCTTCCCTTGTCTCAGCGGCCTTCAGCATCGTACGCAGGAAGTTCCGGCTGAACGGGCTGTAGATCCAGGCGGTGCGAAGGATCGCATGATTTTCGGTTTCCGCAGCGACGTTCCGCTCGCCCACCAACTTGTCGCGGCCATAGACGCCAAGCGGTGCGACTGGATCGGATTCGACATAAGGGGAGGGCTTGCTGCCGTCGAAGACATAGTCTGTGGACAGGTGAACGATCGGGACCTGCAGCGTTTTCGCGACCCGCGCCAGTTCCGCCGGGCCTGCAGCGTTGACGGCAAAAGCCGTTGCCCTGTCGATTTCGGCCTGATCGACCCCTGTGAAGGCAGCCGCGGAGACGATCAGGTCGGGACGGGCGGCCTCGACGGTCGCAGCTATGGTCTCCGGCATGGCCAGATCGAGTTCAGGGCGGCCGATCGGAATGATATCGACCTCGCTTTGCCCGATCGCGTTTTCGATGAGGGATTGGACGACCTGTCCTTTAAGCCCGGTTACCACGTATCGCCTGGGTTCGCGCATCATCCGGCCCCGGCCTTGAGGAGCCCGAGGCGGCTGCCGTCGTATCCCTTTCGGAGCGGCGCCCACCACCATTCGTTGTCGAGATACCAGCGCACCGTCTTTTCGATCCCGGTCTCGAAGCTCTCCTTTGCCCTCCAGCCCAGTTCCGTTTCGAGCTTGGTCGCGTCGATCGCATAACGTTCATCATGCCCGGGCCGGTCGGCGACGAACTGGATCAGGTTTTCGTGGGGACGTCCGATTGCCTGCAGGTCGTCGAGGATCGCGCAGATTCGCTTCACGACATCGATATTGCTGCGCTCGTTCCGGCCACCGACATTGTAGGTTTCTCCCACCCTGCCTCGCTCGGCGATGAGATCCAGCGCCCGAGCGTGATCCTCCACATAAAGCCAGTCGCGGATATTGGTCCCGTTTCCATAAACCGGCAGGGGTTTGCCCTCCAGCGCGTTCAGGATAATCAGCGGAATGAGTTTTTCCGGGAAATGGTAGGGCCCGTAGTTGTTCGAGCAGTTGGAGACGATGACCGGCATGCCGTAGGTTCGTGCCCATGCCTTGGCGAGATGGTCCGATGCTGCCTTCGATGCCGAATAGGGCGAGCTCGGATCGTAGGGCGTTGTTTCCGAAAACGCGCCCTCCGCTCCGAGGGAGCCGTAAACCTCGTCGGTCGAGACATGCAGGAAGCGGAAGCGGCTTCGGTCCTGGGGAAGAAGTGTCTGCCAATATGCTCGCGCGCATTCCAGCATAGTGAAAGAGCCGAGTATGTTGGTTTCAACGAATTGCCGTGCGCCGAGGATGGAGCGGTCGACATGGCTTTCGGCAGCCAGATGCATCACCCGGTCCGGTCTGAACGTCGACATCGCGGAAGCAATCGCGGCGGCATCGCATATGTCGATCTTGAGAAACCGGTAGGACGGCTTGCCCTCAACCGACCTCAGCGAACTCAACGTGCCGGCATAGGTCAGTTTGTCGATGTTGAGGACCTCATATCCCTTTTCGAGCACGAGGTGGCGGATGACCGCCGATCCGATGAAACCTGCCCCACCCGTTACAAGCACGCGCATGCTTTCGACTACCCCCAAAAATTCTCGTCACAGGCTCCGACTGCGTCTGCCGAATTCGTCGTTGACGGCATAAATAAAGTTGGATTGGAGCTCGGAGAGCTTAGGCTGCCCGCGATCCTTCTCCGACAGGATTGCCTTGTCTGCGGCGACTGGCCATTCGATCCCAAGCTCCGGATCGTTCCAAAGCAGGCCGCGTTCGTGTTCGGCGCTGTAATAGTCAGTCACCTTGTAGGTGATGACCGTATCCGCCGTCAGCGTGCAAAACCCATGTGCGAAACCTGGCGGCAGCCAAAGCTGGAGGGCATTTTCCGCCGACAGTTCCACCGCGACGAACTTCCCGTAGGTCGGCGATCCGATACGGATATCAACCGCCACATCCAGCAGCGCGCCGCTCGAACACGACACGAGTTTACCTTGTGAATGAGGATGGATCTGAAAGTGCAGACCACGAACAGTTCCCGCCTCTGACGAGTAAGACCGGTTGTCCTGAACAAACGTGAAAGAACCGACTTCTGATTCAAAGAGGCTCTTCCGAAACGTTTCCATGAAATAGCCTCGAGGATCGCCGAATTTCTTCGAGGCTAAAAGAAGTACATCTTCAATGATCGTACTCTCGAAGCGCACAAATCCCTCACGATCCTGAAATTCCGGCTGTTAAGTTATAAAGCCATACTGATATTCTGAGCGCAATTCGGATGCGGCTCATCAGATGGGCGATGGGATAGTCAATTAGCGGTAGGCTGAGGGCTACGGCCCGCTCTCCTAGTTCCCCAGGCGATTGCTGTTCTCGTCAGAACAACGAGGTTCGAGGCAGTCCATGACTTGGCCGGGTGTAACGGAACGGTGCGGGGAACGGGTATCTACATCACCAGCGACGCCCACCACGCCGTGCTTGACAAGCTGGAGCGTATCGCCCGGCCGTTCGACCCGGCAGCCTTGTGGCCTAAGGGAGTAACAATTCGTGATCTGAAATCGGCGCATCCCGTACGTGCCCACCGCTATTAACTGACCGGTTACACTGATGGAAGGACGCGGGGGATAAGGAATCAACCAGAAGCCGCATCACGGTAGCGAGTTGGACATGATCGCCAACGGCCTTGTTGCGATCGTGCTTGAGCGCGGCAGCTGCCCGCAGGTGATTTTCCGAACCCCTACTAGCACTCGGCGCATAACCGGCGAGGTTGCAACCTCGCCAGATCATCGGAGGCTCGCCGGGGGAAACTCGGCGGGCTTTTCTGTTGACCATTCGCTACTGCCGGGCAATCCTCTGACCCGCAACCGAGGGGACATCGATGCGGGCGACAGCAACCATACTTCTCAGTGCCTATATGGCATCGCTATTGCAAGTCGCGCCTGTTCAAGCTCAAGTGAACGAGAAAGAGCTTCTTGAAGCGATGATGTCCAAGATTGCGGGCACTCAGCGCATAGTTGCGCAGCCGTATATGACCGGCGGGCGGCTTGCCGGGTGCAATCTGATTTTCGAAGCAATGATCCGTGATTACACCTACCGGCAAGGGCAGTTCATCAAGGTAGATGGCAATATCGGAATCATGGGTCTTGGTGGAAAATTGGGCGCTGTGCTTAAAGTCGTCGTCAACGAAATCACACCGCCTAGTCTGACATTCAAGCCTTCGCCACCATCGCGCGCTTACCTCATGGGCGCGAACTTCAAAACGAATGTCGATAGTCTCGTGAGCGCCAACGAGTCGGACACTCCCGGCAGTCTGTTCAGCATCTTCCAACTGTCACCCTCTGCCGAAATGATCATGACCGCGTTGAAGTCGAAGAAGATCACGGTTGCGTTCAATAAGAAGGGCGGCCCTAGCGATATCCAGCTACCGCTGGAACTCGATGTCGCGGAGACCGACGATAACGGCAAGCGGACCCGCAACGACGAGGCAATGAGGGGATTCACTCAGTGTGTCACGGTTCTTATGGAACAACTGAAATAGGTGCACCGCAAGTCGCCGCAATGTGCCGGTTTTATGGACCGAAAAAATGTTCCGTTTTAGGAATTTCTAATATCCATAACAATTTGAATGATAAAATTGTTGTGGCTGGGGCGCCTGGAACAAAATCCAACTTTTCTTAGCGCCCTGTTTTCTTTCAAGGTATTGCAATTTATGACGTTTCTTCGTAATAACTGTTCCGGTAAGGTGTTCCGGTTCAGTGTTCCGAAAGCGACGAAATGGCACGACGCTCTAACCTCATTCGACGCGAAGGCGGCACCTACTACGCCCGCATCTACTTCCCGACCGACCTGAAGGAGCACTTCAAGGGCGAGGACAAAAAGGTATCGCTTCGAACGAAGGATGAGACCGTCGCGAAGCAGCGGCTCTATCCAGAGCTTCAGAAGTGGGAAGCAACCTTCAATGACATGCGCTCGCGTCGCGAGATCACGACCGACGACAAGGCCGTCGCTGTGTGGCAACACTACGAAGCCACCCTTGAGGGCTACGATCAAAAGCAGCGCACCATGCCGACACCTGGCCAGATGGATGCCGAACTACAAAACCTCTATCGCCGCGTCGACATGGGCGAGATCACGTCCGACGATTTCGTCGGCATGGTCAACGCCTATACCGATTATGAGCTTATGCTTCGCGCCCGCACCGACGACGCTGACCATCGAATCCGCAGGCTGCAAGCTCTGAAGGCCGCCCTTGCCTCAGCCAATCACCGCATGATCGAGCCGGCAGTCGCAGACTTCATCACTCGGCATAAGCTGATCGTGCGAGAAGGTTCCGACGAATACCGCGAACTTTGCTCTCTGATGATCCGGGCAGAGATTGAGGGGCTGAAGCGCACCCTTGAGCGCGACAAGGGCGACTTCACCGGCACACCCGCAGACCCTATCGTAAAACCCGTCAAGCGCCCCGCGCCTGAAGTCGCCGCACCCGGCGAGACGATCATGGAGCTTTTCGAGAACTACGCCAGCGAGAACCCTAAAAGTATCAAGGCCGACACCTTGAATCAGGCTCGGCGCGATATCGGCACGTTCGTTCAATATGTCGGCGTCACCTTCCCCGCCTCAAGCATCGATAAGAAAGCTGTCCGGGAGTGGAAGGCACTTTTGCTAAAATACCCGGTGAAGGCGACAGAGACGACGGCTTTCAAGGGCATGGGTATCGTCCAGACCGTCCAGCACAACGAGACGATAGGCAAGCCGGTTCTCTCTCCCCGCACAGTCAATCGCTATCTGTCCGGCCTCGGCTCGTTTTGCAACTGGCTTGAAGTTCATGGTTACATTGATAGCAACCCCGTGGATGGCATGAGCCTGCCGAAGGATAAGCGGAAAAAGGTCTTCCCCTTCACCTCCGACCAGATGACGGCGCTGTTCCAGTCACCGCTTTTCGTAGGTTGCCAGGATGATGAAGCGCCCCGGTTCTGGAGCAAGCAGGGCAATGTTCTTATCCGCGACCATCGATATTGGGTGCCTCTCGTAATGCTCTATTCGGGCGCACGTCCGGCAGAGATTGCGCAACTTTCACTTTCCGACGTTCGGCAGCAGGACGGACACTGGATCATGGACGTCACCGAAACCGAAGGTGACGACGACGATATCGAAGACTTTAAGAGCGTGAAGACTGCAGGTTCTAAGCGGATGATCCCGGTTCACCCGGAACTGGTCAAGCTCGGTTTCCTTGACCACCACGCCGATATTCAGAAGGCCGGACACACGCGCCTGTTCCCGAATGCAGAGCGGAATTCACGCGGGCAGATGATCGCCGACTACAGCCGGGAGTTCGGGCGCTATCTCACTCGTATCGGCTTGAAGAAGGGGCGCGGCATGTCTCTATATTCCTTCAGGCATGGCGCGTTCGATGCCCTTCGCCGGGCGGGCTACATGGATGACGAGTTCAATTTTGTCTTCGGCCACGTCAGCGGCAACTCTGTCACTCGTGGTTACGGCATCCTACAGCACGGCATCCTTGAGAAGCGCGTCGAGCTTATCAACGCGATAGCATATCCAGAACTTGAGATTTCACGCCTTTATCGGAAATAATTCCCATAGATAGGAAAATAATCATCCAAGGGGATTCACAAGCGAGTCCTGATATGAGATTCTGTCCTCAAGTTAATTGAGGGCGGACCGCATGAATTTCACCGGCATTGTTTCAAGTGCGAAGAAGGCGTTAGGCCTTCCGGTAGAACATAAGGCGTATTCCCTTAACAGCCCTGACTTCGCCGAGCTTATCGGCGTGCGGCCTACTTACTCCGGCGTGAACCTCGGCGGACTGTCGGCGCTTTATATTCCTGCTGTTCTTCAGGCTGTCCGGTTAATCTCCGAAACTATCGGTTCGCTTCCTTGCAAGGTCTATCGCGAGACAGGCGCGGGCAAGCTGCCGGCCAAGGATCATTCGGCTTATCGGATTGTCCACAAGCGGGCGAACGAATGGACCGGCGCGGGCGATCTTCGCACCCGCCTGACCGCCGACGCGCTCATTCACGGCAACGGCTTCGCTAAGGTTGTCCGGTTCGATGATGGCCGGCCTTTCGAGCTTCACCGGTTGAAGCCCGGCAAGGTCGTGATCCTTGAGGACGATGTAACCGGAGCACCCGTCTATCGCGTGTCGGAAGTAAACGGCACTCACGATTATCCGCACACGGAAATTCTTCACATCCCGTCGTTCCTTGCAACCTCGCCGATCTCGTTTGGCAAGGAGGGTATCGGCCTCGCCGCTATCCTTGAGCGCCATGGCGCACAGTTCTTCGGCTCCGGTGCTCGCCCGACCGGCATCATTTCGAACGACAAGCCGCAGGGCGGCGAAGCAGGTGCGCAGGCAGTCGGTAATATCCGCAAGTCCTTCCGCGAATGGCAGAAGGGCGGTTCCGGTGATCCGCTCATTCTTGATGCGGGGTGGAAGTATGACCAGCCTGCAATGACTTCGACCGATGCGCAGTTCCTTGAGCATCGCCTTGAACAGGTCCGCGAAATCGCCCGCATCTTCGGCGTCCCGCCGACCATTCTTTTCGAGCTTACGCGCGGAACGTGGTCGAACACCGAACAGATGGGCGCACAATTTCTTCAGCTCTGCCTTCGCCCTTGGTTGGACCGCTGGGCGGACGCCATGACGACCGTTCTTCTCAGCGAGCACGAACAGGACAGCCATTATTTCGAATTTGTCGTGGATGACCTGTTGCGCGCCGACGCCGCAGCCCGCACCGCGAACATGACCGCGCTTGTTACGAACCGCATCATGACCCCGAACGAAGTCCGGGCGATCCTCAACATGCCGCCCCTGCCGGGTGGCGACGAACTCACCAATCCCCATACGACCAGCAACGCCGCGCCGACCACGGTCCCGGCGAAGGAAGCCGCATGAACTCTCACCTGAAGCTCTTAGAATGTTTCGAAGCCCATCTGGCCGAATATCAGCGGGACGCCCTTCGCCGCGTTCACGGCCTTGATACCCGCCTGATGAAGGTGGCTCTCCCCATCAAGAGGCCCGCCGAATGATCGAACACCGCGCCTTCTTCGGCGATGGCGAGAAGCGCTTCGCTCTCCCGACCCGCGAACTTATCGAGGAACTGGAACGTAAGACCGGCCACGGCTTGATGGGCTTGTTCAACCGTGCCGTTCGCAAGGAGATCTCTTTTGGCGAAGCAGTCGAAATCCTCCGCATTACGTTGATTGGCGGTGGCACGGCCCCGGCAGAAGCCGACAGCCTCGTGCGCGTCTACAGCATCACCCGGCATTTCATGGAAACGTTCGGCGTTGTGGATGGCGTCCTCGCAACCCTGTTCTTCGGCAACGAAGACAATGCCCAGGACGAAATTCGACAGGCAGCAGCGACCGACGATTTCTCAGCAGCCATCAATGACGCGCTGAAGCAGGTCGCCGAATGAAGAACGACAACGTGCTTCTGAAGGCCGAAATCTCGGCAGATGATACGGGCACCGTTTCCGGCATCGCATGGCCGTTCGACGGCCCCGACACCGAAGGCGACGTTATCAACAGGGGCGCTTTTGCATTCGCCCCTGACGTGCCGATGTTCATCGAACACGACGGGCGGCAGGCCGTAGGCGTCTGGAAGTCCTACAGCGAATCCGAAGCTGGCCTTGAAGTCACCGGGCGCTTGTTCATCGAAGCCAGCGCGCCGGCCCGTGAAGCCCACCGCCTGCTTCGCAAGGGCGTGATTACCGGCCTTTCTATCTCCGGTCCCGTCACCGGAAGCGAACCCCTGCCCACGGGCGGGCGGAACATTCACGGCGTCACCGTGAATGAAATCTCCCTCTGCAAGCGCCCCGTCAATTCCGGCGCTCGTGTCACCCTCGTTAAGTCCATCACCGAAGGAAATCATATGGAAAACGAACTTGAGAATACGCCGGAAGCGAGTGCTGACCCGGTTGTGAGTGCTGCCGAAATGAACGCGCTCAAGGAAGAAATGAAGGTCATCAAGGCGAAGCTCAACCGCCCGACCGCCGCAAACAACAATCACCCGGCAGCGGAGAACGACAACTCGGCAAAGAAGGCGTTCGCGCACTATCTCCGCACCGGCCTCGACACCGCACCGGAAACGGTTCGTAAGGCCCTGACCGTGGGTGCTGACGAACTCGCCGGTTACATCCTTGCCCCGGAAGAAGTGAGCGGCGAATTTATCCGTAACCTTGTCGAGTTTTCCCCCGTTCGCGGCCTTGCTGATGTTCGCACCGCAGGTTCGCACACCGTCGTCTTGCCGAAGCGTCTCACTGTCACGAACGCCAAGTGGAAGGGCGAAGCCGTTGCTTCGGAAGAGTCGGAACCGACCTTCGGCGACATGGAAATCAGCATCAAGGAACTGAATACCCATGTCGATCTCTCGAATTGGATGATTGAAGACGCAAGCGCCGACGTTATCAGCGAAGTCAACATCGCTCTTTCCGAAGACTTCGGCCAGAAGGAAAACAAGGCATTCGTTGGCATCACCGACACGGCAGCGCCGGGCGGCTTCATGAACGAAGCAGCCGTCGCGAACACGCTCAACGGCCACGCGACTAATCTTTCCGATGCCGCTCTTATCAAGCTCATGTATTCGCTGCCCGGCAGCTACCGCAGCCGGGGAACGTGGGTGATGAACGGCAACACGCTCGCCACGATCCGCACCCTGAAGGACGGCAACGGCAACTATCTGTGGCAGCCGTCGTATCAGGCAGGTCAGCCGGAAACGATCCTTGGCCGTCCGGTCATTGAGCTTGTCGATATGCCGGACATTGCCGCGAACGCCTTCCCGATCATGTTCGGCGACTTCAAGGCCGGTTATCGCATCTATGACCGCATCGGCTTCGGCGTCCGCCCGAACCCGTATCTTCTGGCAACCGAAGGTAAGGTTCGCTTCCATGCTCGCCGTCGTGTCGGCGCTGGCGTCGTTCGCCCCGATGCCTTCCGCAAGCTGAAGATGGCAACGGCCTAATCGATGAACTACCAGCGGCCCGCATATGAGCAAGTGACGATTGCGCACGGGGGAATCACCGTGACGCTTCACCCTTCCTTGCGGGCCGCTGCGACCCTTGAGGCCCGCCACGGCTTTCCGGCTTTGTTTCGGGCGTTGGACGACCTCAATCTTACGATCATTTCCGAAATCATCCTGACGGCCTGTTCCTCCCGTCAGGATGCTGTGGCCTTCCTGTCCGTCCATCCGGGAAGGCCGCTCTTTCCCCTTTTTATGGCCGTGCGCGGGCCGCTCGCCGACCTCGTTTCTATGTTCATGCCCGCGCCCGACCTGAAGGCGAAACCCTCGACCGGCAGCGGCAAGCCTATGCCTTGGGCAGAAGTCTATGGCACCCTTTACGATAGCGCGACCGGCTGGCTTGGCTGGACGCCTGACACAGCATGGAACGCCACGCCGACCGAAATCACCCGCGCCATGTCCGCACACTTCGACCGTCTCGTGACCACGGGCGTTCTCGTGCGCGATGATAAGGGGGCATCCAAGGAAAGAGACCCCGAACAGGCCGCGCGCAATGTCGCCGATGGCCTTGACCCGGAGTTTGACCGCGCCGGGCTTCGCGCCCTCAAGGCCAAGGTTGCAGGTGGCGCATGAGCTTGCCGCCCCGCATCTGTTCTTGTGGTCGCGTCGTTCCGAATGGAGAGCGCTGCGAATGCCAGCGCACCGCAACGCGCGAACGTAATGCCCGCCATGACGCACGGCGTCCTTCCGGCAGCGCCCGTTATCCTAGGGAGTGGCGCAAGGCCCGCACCGAATATCTCACGATGCACCCGCATTGCCGGGAGTGCAGCAAGCACGGCATCGCCCGCATTGCCACCGTCGTTGACCATATCATCCCGTGGCGTGGCGACCGGAACCTGTTCTGGCATCGCGCCAACTGGCAGCCCCTTTGCGCACCTTGCCACAACTCTATCAAGCAGCGGCAGGAGCGCGCGCTATGAAGACCCTTCTTTACACTTATCTCGGTCAGCGTTGGCTTCTCTCTGAACTGTCAGAAATCACTGGCGTCTCCCGCGACACCCTTCGCGAGCGTATCGCGGCAGGTTGGACGATGGAACAGGCCCTCGGAACCCCGACGCCGAAGCAGCGCCGGGCGGGGGTGGTCTCCAATTTACCCGCCTTTGAGGGGACCGGCGCGGGGAGCACCGCGCAAGAGACGCCGAATATAATTTTTTCAGGAATTGACGCATGACGGCTGTTAGCCTTGACCTCACCAAGCAGCACATGAAGGTGGATGGAACCGCCGAAGATGAGCTTATTTCCCTGTATCTTGACGCCGCACAGACGTGGTGCGGGAACTACATCGGGAAGCCGCTCGTAGACCTCGACCCCGTTCCGGCCGACGTGAAGCGCGCGGTTTTGTGCCTCGTTTCCTACTACTATGAGGTGCGAAACATCGCCACTTTCGGCCTTTCGGTGCAGATGGCACCGCAGGGCGTGACCTCGATCCTCGATAGCTACCGCGAAAAGTGGTTCACCGATGGCGAGTAACGACGGCCTTGACAACCTCATGAAGGCGTTCGACCGGGCGAAGAAGGCACCGCGCGACCGTATCAACGCGGCTTTGCTGGCTTCTGCAAACGAACTCGCCGACGCTCAGCAACACCTTGCGCCGAAGGATACCCACGCGCTTGCGAACAGCATCACCGTGACCGGACCCGGCCAGTCAACTCCCGCTTACTCCCAGCCGGGCGGCGGGCGCATCGCCGCTGAACATGAGGTGATCGTTACGGCGGGTAATTCGGAAGTCCGTTATCCGCATCTCGTCGAATACGGCACGTCGGAAACCGAAGCGCAGCCGTATTTCTGGCCCGCCCTTCGCCTTCTCCGCAAGCGCCTTCAGCAGCGTATCGACCGCGCCGGACGGAAGGCCGTGCGTGACGCATGGAATAACAAGTCATGATCGAACCGACCCTTGCCTTACAGACCGCTATTCG